GGATTCGGTTGGGTACTCATCAAGAATGGTGTGTTTGAGCATGCCGAAATGAAATACCCTTGGTTTGCACCGAAGATGCAAGTCTTCGAGTCTGGAGAGGTACAGGACATGTGTGGAGAGGACGTTTCATTCTGTCTAGACGCAATCGAGGCAGGATTTGATATCTGGTGCGATCCACAGATTCGGGTCGGACATGAGAAAACCAGAGTCATCTAGGAGGACACTATGCACGATCAGAATTCAATCGACCAATCTGAGTCACCTTCTCAGAAGTATCAGAGGGCATTAGACCTGTTTACAGAGTCGGTGCTGAAACCTGATCACAATCTTCGAGGGTGTGCACATAATCAGGGGTGTTATGATCAGTTGATGGAGATTCGAGAGCATGTTCTTGAATACCTCAAGACTCTCAAGGAGGTCACACATCACGAAAATGCTGATGAGTCTGATATCATAGAGAGTGAGAAGTTGGAGAGTATTAAGAAATATCCCTCAAAGTGGCGGTAAAAAAATCGTCGTCAAAGTCAAAAAATCGTCGTTAAAGTTTAGGAATTATTAATTATGGCAATGAGATTCAGTATGGGTGATTCATTAATCGAAAGTCGCCCAAAAAAGACAAGACAAGGAAAAGGAAAGCATAGTAAGTACTCTGCTACGAGTCGTAACGGGGCAAAGAAGAGGTATAGGGGTCAAGGCAGATGAACTGCTGGCACTGTGGCACTGAATTGATCTGGGGTGCCGATTACGATATGGAAGATGTAAATGATGGAGAGGAGTCAGAGTACGACTTCTTTTCAACCTTTACTTGTCCAAAATGTCAATCTTACGTAGAAGTTTATCATCATAGTTAAATGGCTTGTTTAATTGCAAATTTACCCTCCTACGAGGTATGGGTAAGAAAAGAATATCTAACCGACCATAAAAGTGGTCATGGTGAGTTTGTAAAAGGAGTATGGGTATCTGCGAAGAGTATACCTGGTCGTGCCTTCTACTTCGAGACTTATCTTCCAGACTATGCTGCAATGTTTGATAAATTGCCAATCTCTGCGTTCACTACCGACCCTGAGACACCGAAACCAGACATGACCTTACATAATCTCCAGTTTTGGAATTGTATGGACTATGGGGTTGTTGCGGTACAGAAGCAGTTTATTGGTTCAATGCACTATGAAGTGCTTACAAGAGACTACGGAACGCAAACAGGCACATATATTTGCACTTTAGACAACTATCATCAAGATGTAGATGTCATAGACTACTCAACAAGTGAACAACCAGCTGAACATAAGAGTCATAACCTCTTAGAATTAGATAATGGGCAGTTTTGTCTCTATCCAAACAACAGAATGAGGATATATGACAATAGTATCACTCCTGAGACACCTAAGACTCCCGATTTTAAGGTTTCAACCGTGTATTATCAGGTAGAAAACGGTCATGATCGTGATGGATTGGGTTCAGAAGAGAATTATTTCTGGAAAACAGCTAAAGAACGTAAGGAAAACCCAGAATTGGGATAAATAAATCATTACGGAGACAAAAATGGTTATTAAAATGGACAAATCGCAAGAATTCATCAAAAGTGGTAAAAAACTGATTAGTGAATACGATGCTGATGCTTATTTTGAAGAAAAAGAGGAAGAAAAACCTCAATTTTTAAAGGAAGGCGAATAAATAAACGTAATATTAAAAACCCTTATAGATATATTAGGAAAAATATATCAAATTGAATGGTAGTTAAAATTTCTCGTGCATTTAAGGACATTAGTTTGTCATTTACGAAGCATCCTGTCACAAATGACGTGACTGTGCTGAAAAATGAAGATGCAATTAAGAAATCAGTGGTCAATTTATGCCGAACACGCATAAATGAGAGATTTTTTAACGACTTATTGGGTACATCAATCGAAGATTCGTTGTTTGAGACGAATTTGAATGACATTACATCATTTATAGAGAGAGAAATCACTGTTTTACTTAGTAATTATGAGCCAAGAATAAGACTAACTAGTGTTATTGTTGAATCTTTAGTTGATTCATACGAATTACAGATAAGAGTTGAGTATGAAATTACAGGATTACCATTTCCGACACAAAATATCGAATTTTTACTTCAACCGACTAGGATATAATGTCATTTACACAGTTTACCAACCTCGATTTTAATACTTTTAGGGCTCAGATTAAGGATTATTTGAGATCTAACTCAAATTTTACTGATTTTGACTTTGAAGGATCAAACTTTTCAATTTTAATTGATACTTTAGCATATAACTCTTACATAACTGCTTATAATACGAACATGGCAGTCAATGAATCTTTCATTGATAGTGCAACTCTACGTGAAAATGTCGTATCATTAGCAAGAAATATCGGTTATGTACCAAGATCTAAAAAATCAGCAGTTGCAACAATTAGTTTTAATGTCGATGTATCATCAATAAACGCACAGCAAGTCAAATTAAATGCTGGTTTAGTAGCATTAGGATCTGTACAGGGTGGAAATTATACATTTTCAATACCAGAAGACATTATAGTAACTCCAACCAGTAATGGAGTTGCGAGTTTTAACAATATTTCAATCTATGAGGGTAATTATCTAACTAAAACCTTCGTTGTAGACAGTTCACAAACAAATGAAAGGTATATTTTACCAAATGCAAACATTGATATCTCCTCAATTCGTGTTGAAGTCAGTGATAAGGATGGTATTTTAACATATAATCCATATACAAATATTTTTGATGTTAATCCTGAATCTCGATTATTCTTAGTTCAAGAAGTTGATGATGAAAGATACCAAATCATGTTTGGTGATAATATTGTAGGTAAAAAGCCAGCAAATGGTGCAACAATTAAAGTCAGTTATATTGTCACTAATGGAGTGGAGGGTAATAATGCTGCTAATTTTACTTTTTCTGGTAGACTAGTGAGCAACTCAGGAGCATCAATTGTTAGTAATATATCGCTCTTAACAACCACACAATCGTCTGAAAATGGTGATGAGATAGAATCTATAGACAGTATCAAATATCTTGCTCCAAGGGTGTATGCATCGCAATACAGAGCAGTTACACCAAATGATTATAAGAGTTTAATACCATTTTTATACCCAAATATTGATTCTGTAAGTGCTTATGGTGGAGAAGAACTCGATCCACCTGAATTTGGAAAGGTTTACATCACTGTTAAACCAAAAAATGGTGAATTTTTATCTGCGGTAGCAAAAGATTCAATTAAAAGTGATTTAAAAAAATATACTGTAGCTGGAATCAAACAAGAATTTTTAGATTTAATGTATTTGTATGTTGAATTTGATTCAACTGTATCATATGACTCAGGATTTATTGCTGATAAATTAAACTTACAGACAAGAATATTATCTGCAGTTGAAACTTATTCAAAATCAGCAGATATTAACTCTTTTGGTGGAAGATTGAAGTATAGTAAGTTACTTTCTCAAATTGATAAGGTTGATACTGGAATAACCTCAAATATCACAACTCTTGTAATTCGAAGAAATATGATTCCTGCTTACAATTCAATCGCAACCTATGAAGTTTGTTATGGAAACAAGTTTCATGCTGATTTGGAAGGGTTTAATATTCGTTCCTCTGCTTTTAAAATTGATGCAGTTGATGGTGATGTATACATGACTGATTTCCCAAATGATGATCAACTCACTGGAGTTGTTAAGTTTTTTGTATTCGTTGATGGTGTGATAACTTATATCAATAATAATGCAGGAACTGTAAATTATACAAAAGGAGAAGTAAATTTATTTCCAGTAAATATTACCTCTACAACACTATCTAATCGAATTGAAATTGAGGCTACACCAGAATCTAATGATATCGTAGCAAAAGAGAACCTTTATATTGTGCTAGATACTACAGGAAATAGTAAATTAAACCTATTAGAGGATGTTCTTGTTTCTGGATCAAATATATCAGGAACAAACTACGCACCACCATCTAGTTTCATTAGTAACAAAAAATATATAAGATAACAGATGTCTGATAAAAAAGTCAAAATTTCAAATATTCTTGGTAGTCAAATACCAGATTTTATACAAGCAGATAATCCACTCTTCAAAGAGTTTTTAACTCAATACTATGAGTCTGAGGAACGTGAATATGGGACAACATACTTAGCTGACCATATTTCATCTCTTAAGAAGATACCAACTGTTGCTGATATTTCTTTAGTTAAAAAACAAACAGTTAATGTTCCAGGCACTGCATCTCCAGAGTCACCAGTTCTTATATCTTCTTTTTTATATGCATATGATGATGTAATTAATGTAAATCAAACAACTGGATTTCCAGATAAGTATGGATTACTAAAAATTGATAATGAGATTATCACATATACTGGAAAAACTGCAACTTCATTTACTGGATGTATTCGTGGGTTTAGTGGTATATCTGAAATTGAAACTGTTTCAAATCCTGAGTTCTTAACTTTTAGTGACACAAATGCAGATGCACATGATGAAAATTCAACAGTAACTAACTTAAGTTTTCTTTTTGTAACTGAATTCTATAAAAAATTTAGAAAACACTTTTTGCCTGGTTTAGAAGGAAGAGATTTTTCCTATGGAATAAATGTAGAAAATATTTTATCGAGGGCAAGGGATTTTTATAGTTCAAAAGGAACAGATACTTCATTACAAATACTTTTTCAGGTATTATATGGTAAACAAATTGATGTTATTAAACCTTTTGATCAAACAATCATGCCATCAGAGGCTGAATATGATGTATCGGATAATATTATAGTTGAAGTTTTATTTGGAAATCCCTTAAATTTAGTTGGTGTTAAAATATATCAAGATTCCTTTACTAATCCAACTGCGAGTGGTGCAGTTTCAAATGTAAATACAAAATTTTTAGGAAATAAAAAATATTATGAAATATCTTTTTCAAAGGGAACAATAATAGATAAACTTAAAGTTTCTACAAAAACTAAAGTAATAGGAGCTGCTTCAACGACTGAAGTTTTAACAGTTGATTCTACTATTGGGTTTGGAGAAACTGGTAATTTTTATTATCCTAATGAGGATAATATTTACACATTGGCAGAATATACTTCTAAATCCAGTAATCAATTTTTTGGTTGCACTGGTGTTTCTAGACTTCTGACAGAATCTGAGTCAATCATAGATACTAATTTTGTCTATGGTTATGAAAATAATGATTTGACTAAAATATGCACGATGAGAATTGTAGGAACAATTTCTGGTGCATCTGATAATAAGGATTCAACTAAGTATTTTGATTTTGATGATTTAATTAGAGTCAAACATTTAGGTGAAAAATATGATGTATCTGATAAAAAATTTAATACTTGGTTTTATAATAATATATCATATGTTGATGCTTTGGGACATGTAGCTGATGGAGACACCATTAACGATTCTGCTGCAGATAGAACATTTACAACATCAACAGAGCATTTTTTAAAAATAGGTGATAGAGTAGATATATTTTTTAAAGAGTCAGGTGTTAAATTTAGAGAAAATTCAGAAGTTAGTGTAGTCAATAATGAAAAACAAATTCAAATAGACGGTGGTATTATAAACACTAAAATTATTAGCGGTGATTATGTAATTAAAAAAAGATTAAATTATACATCTTCAAATTTTGGAATCACTAATCTCCTTTCAAATATTCAAAATTCTTTTTCAGATAAAGATAAAAACACATACGTTTCTTTTTCTGGATATCCATCATTTGATACACAAACTACAAATAGATCACATGTATTTCAATCATCTGCGATTAATGCAAATACGATTACGATAAATGATCATAATTTTATAAATGGTGAGAAAGTATATCTATCTCTTTCTTTAGACTCTGGACTTAGTGAGGGATCAAGTGGTTATTACTATGTGAATGTTATTAATAATAATAATTTCAAATTATCCACAAGTTATCCAAACTTATATAATAGCGTTTTTGAAACAATTACATGGAGTGGAGTTGGATCTGGAGAACATACAATAACACCTGCATCATTATACATTGGCCAAAAATTAAGTAATCAAAATAATTTAAGAAGAATATATAAAAATCCACAAGTTTCAAAAAATAATTCAAGAATTATTGGTGCAATTGGTATTTCTTTAAATGGTGTGGAGTATCATTCACCAATTTCTAATGAATCTGTTTACTATGGACAAATTGATGAATTGCAAGTTACAAACTCTGGAGAAAATTTTGATGTTATAAATCCACCTACATTATTAATTACAGATAAAAATGGAACAAACTGTGAAACTATTGTTAATTTTTCTGGCCAACCAACAAAAGTAATTTTAAATAAATCAGGATTTGATTATTTAAATACTCCCTCAGTAAGAATAGTTGGAGGAAATGGCACTGGAGCTGTTTGCAAAGCAAAAATGAGGGGATTTAATTATAGTAGATCATATACTGATTTTAATGTAGATTTAACAACTAATAGAATTACTGGAGAACATAGATTTTCTGATGGTGAAGAAGTTAGATATATTGCAACTGGAACTCCCATAGGAATTACCACTGGAGTAAATGTGGGATTTAATACTGATAGATTGACATCAGGAACATCATACTTTATCGCAAAATATGATAATAATTCATTTGGTTTAGCAATTAATGAAGACAGAGCACTAACTAAAACAAATTTATTAGATTTATTTGATTTTGGAAATCAAGTTCATACTTTTGAATCTCAAAAGGTAAGAAATATAATTGACAGAATTGAAATAACAAATACTGGATCTTCCTACGATAATCATCGTGTAGAAATACCATCACAACTATATCCACCAATAAATTTAAAAGATGTGTTTAAAACATTTGTTGGTATAAACACTTTTAATGATTATGTTTATGCTAAAAATCATAATTTTAAAAACGGTGATATTGTAGATTATATTTGTAGTGGAACTGTTATATCTGGATTATCAACATCAATTCCTTATCAAATTACGGTAATTGATAATGATAAATTTAAATTAAGTAGTGCAGGAACAGCAACAACTATATCAAATACAAATTATGAAAGAAAAATATATGAAAAATTAAGTAGTATTGGAGTTGGAACCCATACATTTAAATATCCTAATATTCGAGTTGAAATTAATGGGCAAATTTCTGCAGGTACAACTTCTACAATTCCTGATTATTATAAAGCGTCAGCTGATGTTGAAGTAAGAGGGGGGTTAAAAAATATTTTTGTAAAAAATGGTGGTGTTGGATATGGAGTAACAAATATAGTAAATTATTTAAAAAAACCAAAAATATCTTTACTAACTGGAAAAAATGCGTTTTTAACACCTAATGTTGTAAATGGTAAAGTAGAGAGTGTTTCTATTGGAAACGGTGGTTCTGAATATACAAGTCCACCAATACTTGAAGTTGTGGAAGTTGGTAAAGCAATTGGAACTATTGGTGCAGTTGCTGAATTAAAAGCAGTCGTATCTGACGGAAAAATAACTGATGTTAAGATAATTAAAAAAGGAAGTAAATATAATCCAAACAACACAATAATAAGAATTACACCATCAGGATCTAAATCAATCATAACAACTAAAATTCATGAATGGAAAATAAATGCAGTAGAGAGATATGATCATGTTTTAACAGAAAATAATTCTCAATTTGTTCAAATAAATTCAGAATCATTAGACTACAATAATAAAATTTGTTCTTTTTATCCTGTTAAAAAATATCGTCGTTTACTCAGAGATAATATTGATTCCAATTTAATAGAATTTGTAGATGATCACTCAAAAATAGTTGGATGGGCATATGATGGTAATCCAATTTATGGGCCAGTTGGTGTTAACACTTCTGGAATTACCACATATATGCAATCTAGTTATCAACTTGATATTATCGCAGATTCTGGTTTAAGACCATCAACTTATCAAAATGGATATTTCATTCAGGATTATGTTTATAAAGGAAATGGTGATTTGGATGAGTTTAACGGAAAATTTTTAATAAATTCAGATTTCCCAGAGGGAACTTATGCTTATTTTTCAACTTTGAACAATACTAGTAAAAATCCATCTTTCCCTTACATTTCATTCCAACATCGTAATGCCACTGATAATTTTAATTATAATTTAAACAGTAAACAAATAGATAAAGTAATTAATAGTGGAGAATATAAAAGAAATGTAACTCATTTAGGTTTGAATGATGAGTTTAGAAGATATCCTGTTCTTAATGATTCTCTTGAATCAAAGGCATTAGTCAAAATTGATGGGGTAAAAGACTCAAGAATTACAAAAGTTAGCGTTGATGGATCTGGAACTGGATATAAAGTTAATGATAGAATTATTTTTAACGATCCTTCTATAACATCTAGTGTAGATCAAGTTATTGGTAAAAAAATTGTATCTGTAGGAACCACTAATACAATTATCAATAATTTAATATTTTCAGTTCTTGATGATCAAGTAACAGGTTTTTCTACAATTCCACATGGACTATCTGCAGGAGATATTGTTGAAATATCTGGAATATCATCAACCCTTTACAAAAATATAGAGGGAGTACAAACTATTGGTGTAACAACAACTACTGCCAGTTTATCTCAAGCTATCGGAAATGCAGCTACAACTGGAATTACAACATTTATAAGTCTTAGTTCTCCAACCTTAAATAGAAAATTTGAAGTTGATGATGTTTTCCAAATTGGATCAGAGCAATTCCTTGTAATAGATCATGATGATGTTAACAACAAATATAGAGTTAGAAGAGGTTATAATTCTTCAGGAAATACTACTCATAGTGCTGGAACAATAGTTAATAAATTAGAAACAAAATTTACATATCCAATATCAAAAAAAGTAGAAAATATTAATGTTCAATTTCCTAAAATTGAATATTTTGAAGGAACAAGTTCAATCGGAATTGGAACAAGTGTATCGAATGTCATTGTTGGACAAGTAGGAATAACATCCATTTATAAATCAATTCCTGCAAAGGCAATTTACTTACCAAATCACAAATTTCAAAATGGAGATGAAGTAAAACTAATTTCTATTGGATCAACCATTAATGCAACTAGAAATGCAGATTTATCTAATCCATTTGATTTATCAAGCTTTGATAAACTTTTCTGCACTAGATTCAATTCAGAATTTATTGGTTTAGCTACTGAAAAAACAGGAATAGGAACTTTAGGTATAAGTACAACATCACAGAATGTATTTTTTAAAGAGGTTTTGACCACAGGTGGTGATGATAATAAACTTGAATTACTTACTAATAACGTATTTGGATCTTTAAGAAAAGTCAATGGAACTGTTACTGTTGCAACATCTGCAACTACAGGTCAACACCATGCATTATCCGTTGGGGATGAGTTTGAGTTACATTTAACAACTAATAAAACACAAACATTCAATTTAAAATATAACGAAAGTATTCAAAAATTAGTTGTTAATCCTTTATCTTTCATAGATTCGGCAATTGGAATAGGGACAACCATGTCAACTATAACAATTAATGATCATGATTTTCAAACAGGAGATTTGGTTGTTTATAATTCAACAACACCAGCAGATCCTTTAGTTAATGATGGAGTTTACTATGTAATTAAAGAATCTAGAGATACCATAAGATTAGCAGAAAATGCTTATGATTTATCAATATTTCCATATAATTATATTGGAATTGGAACAACTGGAGGAACCAATCATGAAATATCAAAAATTAATCCAAAATTATCTTTCTATAAAAACAATACAGTAGAACTTGTAACCACCGATTCAAGTTTAGATGATTTTAGTATAGAATTTTATGAAGATAAAAATTTAAAATCAAAATACAATAGTAATTTAATTACTAAAACTAGTGATAAAATTACCATATCTGTAACTGATTTATTAGCACAAGAGTTTTTCTATAAGATTGAAGGTAAAAAAACTAATTTACATAAAACTTTATCTTTCCCTGTAGATGAAAGAGTTCCAAATCATTCGCAAATAGTATTAGTTGAATCTAAATTTAATGATAAATTTAAAGTCGTAGGAATTAGTTCTGACACATTTAAATTTAATGCCACTGGTATTGCTGAAACCACTTCCTACACTTCTACAGGCCTTTCAACATCATTCTATTCAACATCATCAATTAATGAAATTGGAGGAATACATTCTGTAAATGTTTTAAATAAAGGATTTAATGTTAGAAAATTACCACTAATAACCTCAATAGGAACAACTGATGGTTTAAATTCTGTTTTAACTGTAGAAGCAGATGATATCGGAAAAATAGAAAGTACTCAAGTTATTAATCAAGGTTTAGAATTTTCTCCTGATAACACTTTAAAACCAAAAGCAGATAGTAATGTGCTTCTAAAATTAAAAAATGTATTAACTTTAGATAGTATTGGAATTACTTCAGGTGGAGTTAATTATACAAATCCACCAAGCGTATTAGTGATTGGAAAACCAAATATACTTGCACAAACAACTATAAGTGGAACTTCAGTTAATAGTGTTAAAATTTTAACAAATGACAGTGGATTATCTGAGGACGTTAGAATTATTCCAATTACAAATTCAAATGGAGTTGTTGTAACTGGTGCTGATACAGATGCTCTTGGAACCGTAACTCTATCATTAAGGGCACCAAATCCAGAGTCTGGTTCTGAAAGTGGATTCTATAATTCAGGTGGTGATTTTCCATTCGCAGTAAATGATGAAATATTTGTTGAAAATATTAAAACTACGGATAATCCGAATGGTGGATATAATTCAAGTGATTATAATTACACCTATTTTAAAGTAACTGGAATCGGAACTACAGGTGGTGGAGAAACAGTTAGTTATTCATTAGTTGGCCTTGGATCAACTGGTGGAACATATCAGGAAGATAATAATTTTGGTAGAGTTATAAAAAAAGATAACTTAGCGGTGTTTAAAGCAATTTTCAAAGAAACAGTATTTAGTGATGATGAAATAGTTAGAGTAGACGGTAAAAATGTTTCGGGAATAGTGGCTAGAAATGGTTGGGATCCAATTTCAGAAACTTTAAAAGTATTCAGCACTAATGGTGATTTTTCACCAAATGATAAGATAGTAGGATCTATAAGCAATAATAAAGGAACTGTAACGGAACAATTTAAATTTGATTTTGATTTGGATGTGGATAGTTTGGCTAATATTAATAATAGTTGGAAAACAAATATTGGAAAATTAAATTCTGACATCCAAAAACTTCATGACAATCATTATTATCAAAGATTTTCTTATTCAATTAAAGGAGAAGTTCCATATAACACATGGAAAGATGCTGTTAATAGTTTAGATCATGTTGCAGGATTTAAAAACTTTTCTAATTTAGGTATTAGTACAGTAGGAATACAAACTATAAAATCAGATTCTGAAGTTGTTTTAAATGTAGACGTTGATCAAGAAGCGTCAGTGAATGAGAGATATTATTATGATATGGCTTCTGAGGATACTAATGATCCAGAATTATCAAAATTGATTGTATTAAAATCTAAAATTATAACTGACTATAACGAATCAAGAACAAATAAAGTACTTTTAATAGATGATATAAGTTCACAATTTACTGGAATTGTAACATCAATTGGTGGTGGTGTAATTGGTACAACTAGTTTTAATGTCTTTGCAGATGGAAATTCATTATTTCATAGAGAATTTAATCCATCCACGGGAGTATCAACTGTAACACACAAAATAAATCTTCCAAAACATAATTTTAATACTGGTGAAGAGTTAGTATATAAACCACACACTGGACAATCTCCCATTGGAATTGCAAATACATCTGATGTTAACGCTGGTGTGGCTGCAACAACATTATTACCATCAACTGTTTTTGTAATAAGAGAAGATCCAGATATTATTAAAGTTGCAATTTCTGCTACTTTTGCATCTGCTGGAATCGCAGTATCATTTACTAACGTAGTTGGAATAGCAAATACTAACATTCTTTCAGTTCCCTCAGAAAATGCCACTATCCGATCCTTAATAACTGTTGATAATATAATTCAAAGTCCCATTGGCATTACAACTGCCATATCTGTAGGATTAACTACTGAAGTGGGTATATCAACCACAATTCTATTTTTGAATGACACTTCAGAAATTTCAGGTAAGTCATTATTAAAAATAGAAGATGAAATAATTAAAGTGTCTATTGTTGGTCTTGGAACAACTACTCTAAACGTTGAAAGAGGTCAAATGGGAACTGTTGCAGTAGCACATACAGTGGGTGCAGCAGTGACAGTGGTTAAAGGTGATTACAGAATAAATGAAGGAAGAATATATTTTTCTGAAGCACCTTATGGGCCAGCTGGGATTGGTACTCTTACGACTAAATCTACATTTAGTGGTAGAGCATACTACAGGTTAACTTATGATACTAATAAAATTATTGATGATATATCAGATAGATTTGATGGATCTACCGATCAATTTAAGATGACAACAAATGGAAATGAATTGTTAGGAATTTCTAGTAGTTTTGGTGCAGTATTAATCAATAATATATTCCAAAAACCTTTTTTTGGAGATGTCGGTGACATTAACAAATCTGATTATCAAATAATTGGAGCAGGAAGTTCGATTGATTTTACAGGAACATCAGCAAATAAAGATTTACCTAGAGGAGGAATTATTAATGAATTTGATGTAGGAATTGGCTCTGGATATCAAGTTCCCAAAAAAGCAATACTAACTGCTGTGGTTTCAGCAGGTGGAACAATACAATCTGTAGGAATAGCTAGTGGTGGTGCTGGTTACTTGTCCAATCCTTTGGTCTCAGTGAGTTCTACAACTGGAGTTGGTGCTGCAATATCCGCATTTGTAACTGCTGGCATAGTTACATCTGTCACAATTACAAATCCTGGTTCAGGTTATGCACAAGGTGGAATTTCAACTGGAATAAATTTTGTAACAACTGAACTTCCAAGTCCTTATAAAAATATTCCATTGTCTGGTGGAAATGGATCTGGTGCAACGATGGATGTGGTTGTTGGGACTGGTGGAAGTATACTATCATTTGACATAGCAGATCGTGGTGTAGGTTATGAAATAGGAGATAATTTGCAGTTAACTACACTACCATTCCAAGTAGGAATTGGAACAAGTGCGTTTAATATAACTGTAAAAAATAAATTCCAAGATAAATTCGCAGGATGGTGTTTTGGCCAATTATTAGAACTTGATGATTTTAGTATTCAGTTTAATGGATCTAGAAAATCATTTTTAATAACTCGTACAATTAAAGATAAAGAATACTATAGTATAGTTGCTCAAGAAGGATCAGGAATTATTCTACAAAATAATCTCTTGATATTCATTAATGATATTTTACAGAGACCAGGTCTTGATTATGAATTTGAAGGTGGAACTAGAATAACATTTAAAGAACCACCAAAACCAGGTAGTTTATTTAAAATGTATTTTTATACTGGTTCTACGTCCGACTTTGTTGAGGTAGATGTTGACGAAACAATAAAACCAGGTGACGAATTAAGATTACACTATTTTAATCAAAGTAATGTAAATTCTAGTATTTCTTCTGGAATTAGAACTGAATCCGTAATCACATTAGAAAAAAAATCTGAGCAAGATAATAGAGTGGTTTATGAATTAATAGCAGCAGATACAGTGGAAACCACAACATATTCTGGAGTTGGTATATCTACTAATGCTGATTTTGCTCGACCAATGATGTGGAGAAAACAAACACAAGATTTAATAATAGATGGAGTAAGCATATCAAAAGAGAGAAATTACTTAGAACCTGATATAGTACCAACAAGTGGAATAATTAAATCGATTTCACCAACTGATAGTAAAATTTATGTCAAAGACTCTTGGATGTTTAAAAAAGTTGATGACTTAGGACAAACTCTGAATAATATAAACATAGTTGGTTTGGGAACAACTGCTGTTGTTGAGACAATCGAGAAAGTCACATATGAAGGTGATTATGGAGTTGTCGTTGGAATTGGAACTAGTCTTGTAGGTATTAATACAACTGGGCCTGCACTATTCTTTGAAATTGTACCACATGAAAACATATATGATCCAGACGGTATACCAAATGGTTCTGAACAGGATAAAAGATCCAAATCTGGTATTTCTACTGGTGATTATTTTGTAATTGAAAATACATTTATAGGAAATGGAATTACTGGAATAAAAACTACATCTTCAGGCCCAGAAACTGTAGGTGTTGGAAATAGTTTCTTAAATAATGTTTATTTTGCTGAAGATTATGTTTCTGTTGGATCTTCTATGATAAGAGTTTTCGCAAATGTTAATTCGATTGCAGGTATAGATACAACAACACTAACAACTAAAGTTAAATATGGAACTTATAGTTGGGGTTCAATTAATGTATCTAGAAGTGCTAATTCAAAATCATTTACTTTCCACAATCAAAATGGAGTTGTTGGAATTGAGACCTCAGCTCAAGTGATAAGAACTATACCAATCAAAACTTCTTATACATAACAGGTATAAATAATCAAAAATGTAAGTATCAATGCCCGCAATAATCACTGACCAATATCGTATATTAAACGCAGAAACTTTTATAGACAGTTTTGTAGGTATTGGCACGACTGGAAATAACAACTATTATACTTTTTTAGCACATCCAAATCCTAAGAATGTCGGAGTTAAAAATTATGGATTTGCAGACTGGGGAAGTCCTGTTCCAAATCCTGTAGATTCATTTTCTCAAGAAAGTTTTTATTATGACAGTATGCTTTTCTTAAAAAAAGTGACTTCAGATGATGTTAGAAGAGTTATACCTAGATTAAATTGGCAAACAGGAACGATATATGACATGTATAGAAATAATTATTCTGGAAAGAATGATTATATTGATCAAAATTTAACACCTCAAACTAAATCAACAAGTTTATATTCATCAAATTACTATGTGGTAACATCAGAATTTAAAGTATATCTTTGTATTAATAATGGATCAGACCCAGATAATCCAGACGGAAAAAAATCAATAGCTGAACCAACTCATACAAATACTGCACCTCAAGATGCTGGAGATGGGTCAGATGGGTATAAGTGGAAATACTTGTATAGTATATCACCATCAGATATTGTCAAATTTGTAACAGAAAAATATGTGCCTCTTCCTAAAAAATGGGGAGATACAACTAATGAAAATATCAAAAATGCAGCTGTAGACGGAGAAATTCAAACTGTAATAATTAAAAATGGTGGAACTGGTATTTCTGTAGGAACTACCGATTCTGGAACAGTTTCTCAAATACCAATTAGTGGAGATGGAACTGGTGGATCTGCAACTGTTGATATTCAAGGGGGAACAGTACAGTCAATATCAATTGTTGGTGGATCTAATTATACTTACGGACACGTTAGATTTATAACAGGTGATTACACTGATGGTGCTGGAAATAATGTTGTTCTTGGAGTTCCTGCTTCAAGTGTAGATCAACCAAAATTTGAAGTTGTAATACCACCAAAAGGAGGTCATGGTGCTGATATATATCGTGAATTGGGTGGATTCAGAGTTATGTTATATTCAAAATTTGATAATAACGTTGATGATTCTCCAGATTATGCTGTTGGTGTTGACTTTTCTCGTGTCGGTATAGTTAAAAATCCTCTTGAAAAGAATGGAACCACCCTTCTAAATAGTACGACTGCCACAAATCTTAAGGCTTTAGCATTAACTTCCAATGGTGTAGCTGGAGTAACTACAACTTCTGCAGTTACTTATTCAGTCGATAGTTTAATTAAACAAACAATTTCGACTGCGGGAATTGGATCTACAGCTGTAGGATATGTTGCTTCTTGGAATCCAGACACTGGCATTTTAAAATACTATCAACCAGTTGGTTTTTCAACACTATCGGCTTATTCATACAAACAACTTGATTTTGTTGGAACAAGCACTGCTCCGATAGTTAATGCTGGTACCTCAGGAAATTTAAAGATAGATAGTTCTTTTAACAATGATTCAATTCAGATTGCAAGTGGAACAAAAATTTCTTTAGGTCAAACATTTGTTTCTGGAAAAGCAAATGCAGATGTTAAAAAATACTCTGGTGAAATAATCTATATTGATAATAGATCACCAGTAACAAGATCATCTTCACAAAAAGAAGAAGTCAAAATAGTCATAGAGTTCTAAAAAGATGCCACAAAATACTAATTTAAACGTTTCTCCTTACTTCGATGATTTTGTTGATAGTAAAAACTATCAAAAAGTTCTATTTAAACCAGGATTTCCAGTTCAAGCAAGAGAATTAACTACACTACAGTCAATTCTTCAAAATCAGATTGAAAAATTTGGACAACACTTCTTTAAAGAAGGTTCAATGATAATTCCTGGTGGAACTTCTTATGATTCTGAGTACCATGCAGTAAAAATAGATCCAAATTTTTTAAATATTCCAGTTAGTAGTTACACAAAAGTTTTAGTAGATAATAATATAAAGATAAAGGGAGAGACATCTGGTGTTGAAGCTACTGTAGTTAATAGAATACTATCTTCAGAATCAATTGATGGGTTTGATACTTTATACGTAAAGTATACAAAATCAGGAACAGATGGGGAAACTAAAGTTTTTCTAGATGGAGAAAATTTAATAACACTTTCAGATATAAGTTATCTCAATACAAGTATTACAGCAAATGGTCAATTTGCAAGGACTATTGTATCTAATTCAACATCTATTGGATCTGCATTTTCTGTGAGTGAAGGTGTTTATTTTATTCGTGGATTTTTTGTAAAAAATGTCTCCTCAACAGTCATATTAGATCAATATGCAAATACTCCTAGTTATAGAGTTGGATTTTTATTAAAAGAAGAAACATTAGGGCCTTCATCTGTTAATTCTGATTTGTATGATAACGCAAAAGGATTTTCAAATGAGGCTGCACCTGGAGCAGATAGATTTAAATTATCAGTAGTTTTACATAGAAAACTTTTAACAGATACGAATGATAGTGATTTTGTTGAATTGTTAAGAGTAGAAAATGGTGTAGTAAAGGAAATAGTAACTAAAACTGATTATAATATTTTTGCAGATGAATTAGCAAGACGAACATATGATGAATCTGGAGATTATTATATCAAACCTTTTTCTATTGATGTTAGAGAATCTTTAAATGACAGAATTGGTAATAGAGGAATATATTTTGATACTCAACAGACTCAAAATGGAAATGCACCAGCAGACGATATAATCAGTTTACAAGTTTCTTCAGGAAAGGCATATGTCAGAGGTTACGAGATAGATAAAATATCCACAACATCGATTGATGTTTTAAAACCAAGAACAACTAAATTGGTTGAAAATCAGAGTGTTCCAATAAGAATGGGTAAATCTGTAGAAATTACTAATGTAGTTGGTTCACCAGAAATTGATTTTTCAAATAATACTACTAAACAAGTTTCTTTTTTACGTAATCGATTAACTAATCTAAAAGCTGCTCAAGTTGGAGCATTTGATGTAGATGATAGAGTAGGAACTGCAAAAGTTTATGATTATAAACAAAAAACTACATCAGGAATAGCAGTTACGACTTATAATTTATCACTTTACGATGTTCAACTTTATACACGTCTTACTATTTCAAAAAATATTGACGCTAGTTATGGTTCTTATACTCGTGTAGAGGGGAAGTATAGTGGTGCAGTTGGATATTCAGTATCTACAATAACTAATACAACTGTAATTGTTCTTACTGATGTTACAGGTCAATTTCAACTTAATGAACCATTAATTATTAATGGTATTACTGAAGGTAATAGTGTAACTGCAATAGAGGATAATACTTTTGAGGACATTAAAGCAGTTCATAGTTTTGATGGATTAGGAGCTGGTAGTACGACATTTGCTGCAAATACAGTTTTAAGCACCACAAAAAAAGCATTTCCTGAAAGTATTGAATTTACTATAAGTGGTGGTAACACGCTAAAGTCTCCTCAAATCGCTGATTTTAGAAGTCAAATAAAGGTTGGTGATATCATCATATATGGAACAGCAGGTGAAACTGATCCTACATTTAACAAAGTAACATCAGTTGTACAAAATCAAGTAGGTCTTGCAGCAGTTGCAGATGTAACTGATGTCTGTGATGGTAGTGTAAACAATGGCACAATATCTGGTTTGAATGTTGTAATTCCAACTTTAAATGAAACAGATGATCCTGGTTTTAGAGTTAAATTGGCAGACAAATATATCTCATCAATGAATGTTTTAGATAGTTCTTACATTATTAGAAAAAAAATAAGTAAAACTTTTACTGACAATTCAGTTCAATTTAATATTAGTGACATTACAACTGGTGACACTTCCAATCTTTTCTTTGAACCTTTTAGTACATCAAACTATGTATTAGAACTTGATAATACTGTTGAAAAACTATTAGATCCGATGGTAAGTGTTGATTCAGGATTAAAGCAAGTTACAATTTCTGGTTTGTCTGGGCCTGCTACTAGTAGAACTGCAAAACTTATAGTGGCAGTCAGAAGAAGTAAATTAGCATCAAAAGAAAAATCACTCACAAGATGTAGTAATTTAATTGTAGATAGATCAGAATCAGTTGGCTCTGGAACAACTATTGATGGATTAACTACAAGTACAGTTTATGGAACAAGAGTTCAAGATAAGGAATTATCATTAGACGTTCCAGAAGTAACTCGTGTTTTAGCAGTTCTTGAATCAAATGATAACAACTCTCCAGATTTACCATTAATTGGTGTTACAAATCAGAGTGATACCTTTACTGATAATGTCGTCGTTGGTGAGCAGTTTATTGGAGGGACATCAGGTGCAGTTGCTCGTGTAGTGGTGGTACAAGCAACTCAGTTGTCTTTTGTTTATGAAAACGAAAATACATTCGAAATAGGAGAAAACATCTCTCTGAAGACCTCTGGAATCTTTGCTACAATAACTGGAATAACACCTGGTGATAGAAATATACTTAAAAATTATGATCTAGATAATGGTCAGAGAGAAGAATTTTGTGATTATTCGAGACTCATGAGAAAGGTTGATTCAGAAAAACCAACTCGTAGACTAAGAATTATATTCGACCACCTTGTTAATAATGAAACATCAGGAAATGTAGAGACAGTAAACAGTTACAATACTCTTGATTATTCAAAAGATATACCATATGTGTTTGATAGTTGGGCCTCAGATTATCTTGATTTTAGACCAAGGGTTGCACCATTTAATAGATCTGGTAGTTCTGCTTCACCATTTGTAAATGCGTCTAGAAATTTTGCATTATCTAATTCTGATAATGTGGTTTCAGGTAAAACGGTTGTTGTTGATTATTCTTATTATCAAGGAAGAGTAGATAGACTATATTTAACAAAGGATGGTCTTTTTGATGTAAAAGAGGGTAAACCATCAAGAATTCCAAAGGCACCAGTGCATAATCAAGGTGCTTTTCAGGTGGCAACAATTAAATATCCTCCCTATGTTCGCCATGCTTCTGAAGTGCTAACAAAAAAAGTTCCTCATAAAAGATATACTATGAGGGATATTGGTGGTTTAGAGAATAGAATTAAAAATTTAGAAAATTATACAACACTATCTTTACTCGAAACTGATACTAAAAATTTATCAATAAAAGATCCAAATACTGGATTAGATAAATTTAAATCTGGTTTCTTTGTTGATAACTTTAGAAATCATAGTTCTCACAATTTAATTGGTGAGTCTAAATTTGATATCGATATTGATAATAGTGAATGTAGACCAAGATCAACAGAAAGAAATGTTGGATTAATATTTGAAACTGTTACTACTCAATCAAATCCTACAACCACAGACTACAATTTTGTTAATGATTTTTCTGATTCTAATATTACTAGGGGCGGTGCTGCGTTAACTTTAAATTACACTGAATCACTATTCATAGATCAACCAAATGCAACTAGAGTAGAAAATCTTAATCCATTTCTTGTCGATGTATTTGTTGGATCAATTGAACTACTTCCAAGTTCTGATTTTTGGATTGAAGAAATTCCTTTAGCTCCTCAAAATATTGAAATTGATAATGCTTTTGATGCAATATCACAATTACTCGGAGTAGAAGATCGTGAAAATGGTGGAATGGCATCTAGTTTCTGGAACTCTCATGAAACTACTTGGAATGGACGAGATAGTGCGACTTTAATTAATGAAAATATTATAGACAGTCGTGTTACTAACAGAGATGTTGATGTGAATAGAGTAAGAGATACAAGAGCATGGGAAATAACTACAACCACTACTACTGATATACAAAATACAATTAGACAAACTTTTGAAGAAACAGGTATAGAAAGAGAGTTTAATTTTGAACTATCAGCTGGTCAAGAAGTTATTGATTTAGGAACTAAAGTTGTAGGTATTGATGTTCTTTATAATGTAAGATCTAGAAATATTCAAGTGTTTGCTAAAAAAGTAAAACCAAATACAAGATATTATGTATTCATGGAAAATACAGATTTAACTCCATATGCAGTTCCTAAGTATCTTCCAATCACAATGAATAGAGGAACTTTTGCAATTAATGATATAGTTGAAAGTTCAAATAGCGAAACCTCTGGAAATGCTAGTATCAAATTTAGAGTTGCATCACCAAATCATAAGTCAGGGCCATATAATAATCCAAATGATCTTGTAACTATTTTGCCTTTTCCAAATATAACAGTTCCTACCGCATATTCAAGTACAAGTGAAATATTAAATATTGATACTGCTGATTTATCTTTAGAAAATAATATCGATAATATTGGATGGGCCAGAAAAGGAATGCAACTAGTCAATTCAGCAGGAACAGCAGAAGCAACTGTTGGTGATTTAGCATTATTCAGTGATAGTAAAGGTGATCTAATATTTTCATTACATATTCCCGATCCAAAAATTTCAGGCAATCCTTTATTTACTACTGGTAATAATACTATAAGAGTAACAACAAGCCAGACTAATGCTTCTATATTAGATCCTGGTTCAAGTTCTGCAGAAACAGAGTATTTTGCAAGTGGATATCAAACAAACACGCAAGAACAAACATTATCAATTAAGACACCTCAAATTGAAAGAGTAGAAGTTGCAAGTGAAGAAGTAACAAGAACATTTAATCGAGAAAGAACTGAAAACATAACTACAGTGGATGTTGATGTTCGAAGAAGAAGAATAAGAAGAGACCCATTGGCACAATCATTCTTAGTTTATCCAAATGTATATCCAAATGGTATCTTTATTACTAGTGGTGAAGTATTTTTCAAAACTAAAGATGATGAAATTCCAGTAAGTGTTCAGATTAGAACAATGAGAGATGGAATACCAACTCAAACTATTGTTCCTTTTGGTGAAACTGTAATAAATTCAGAGGATATAAATCTATCTGAAGATGGTAGTGCTGCAACCACATTTACTTTCAAATCACCAGTTTATCTTCAAAGTGGGTATGAGTATTGTATAGTATTAATGGCACCACATACATTGAATTACCTAGCGTTCATTAACAGAATGGGTGAAAGTGATTTAATTACTCAAGGATTAAACAGTACTCAACCAACTTTAGGTTCATTGTTTAAATCACAAAATAATAGTACTTGGACACCAAGTCAATATGAAGATCTTAAGTTCAAACTTAATAAAGCAGATTTTGTAACAAACTCACCATCAAGTGTCTTACTTTATAACAGTGAATTGCCTCTAGGTAAAATTAAAAAAGTTAATCCAGTTGTTGGATTTTCAAAAAGAGTTAATGTCAAACTAGGAATAGCAACTGAAATGACTCTTACACCAGGTGATGAGATTCAACAAACAGTTAGTGGAGTAGTTCATACGGGAAGAATATTTAAAACTGGTGGGCCAATAAAAACAGGAACCAGTAAGTTAACTATAATATCAAATACTGGTATCGGATTGACAGATGGAGCATTTACTGGTATTGGATTTACATCATTAACTGGAGATGGTTCAGGTTTAACTGCAAATGTGACAGTTGCTAGTAATGCGGTAACTGCTGGTAATGTTAATATTCAGAGTGGTGGATCAGGATATGCACCTGGTGACTTGTTACTTATGAACTCACTTGGTGCAACTGGATCTGGAGTCAGGGCAGTTGTTACATCTCATGTATCAATTGGTGGAACAGATTTAATTATTTTAGATGAAGTTAGCAATGATTTTGTTGCAACCACAGATATGGTTCATTTTACCCAAAGTGGATCACAAACAACTTTATTAAACGGTGAGATTACTTCGGTTAATCCAGATCCTATAAGAGATGGATATACTCTTAAATTTGATCATAAAAATCATGGAATGCATGCAAATACAAACAAAGTTAAAGTTTCAAACTTCCATCCAGATGGAGCTCCAACAACTCTATCCCAGAATATAGATGATGATAGTACTCAAATAACTGTCACATCTGGAACTAGTTTTGAAACATTTGAAGGTAAAACAGTTAGTGTATCTTTTCCTGGTTATATTTTAATTGACAAAGAAATAATAGAATATAGAGGTGTTTCTGGAAATATTTTAACAAATATTACTAGAAGTATTGATTCTAGTTTAAAATCAAATCACAGTGCAACAACTTCAGTATTTAAATATGAATTTAATGGTGTTTCATTACTTAAAATCAATAAAGAACATGACATTGATCCTAGAGAAAAAACATTTGATAGTTATTTTGTAAAAGTTTCTACTGCATCAACAGAACCAACGTTTAATACAACAAAAACAGGTGGTGGCAGTGCAGTTCATGTATCCCAAAATATTCCTTTTGAAGTAATTGACCCACAAATTACCTCAATTACACCTACTGGAACAAATGTATCTGCTAGAATTAAAACAACATCTGGAACAAGTTTAAGTGGAAATGAAGCATCATTTGTCGATGCTGGTTATGAAAATGTCGCATTGAATAAATTGAATTATCTTGATAGTCCTAGAATCATAGCTTCAAAAACTAATGAATACAATATACTTAGTAACGAAAAATCATTTGCTTTAGAGTTAACACTCACAACTAACAATTCAGATGTATCACCAGTAATTGATTTAGAAAATCCAAATGCTATCTTGATAAGTAATCTTGTTGATGATAAAGTTGATGATTTTGAAACTGCTAGTGGGCCAAAAATTCCTGGTTATGATCCTAATACTGCAATATATGAAACAAGAATGATTAATTTAGAATTTGTTTCTAATTCATTGTTTGTTCAATTTGATGGGCATAGAGAAGCAGAAGGAGATATTCGAGTATTCTACAAATTAATAAGAAGTGATGGTGATGATACTCATGCAACTTATATTCCATTCAATAGTAACGGATTACCAGACAAAGTTATAAATCCAAACAAAAATAGTAATGCCTTTAGTGAGTATAAGTTTACTGCTGAAAATACTCCACAATTTAATGGATTTATGATTAAAGTCGTCATGACATCAACCAGTCAGGCAAAACCACCTAGAATTAAAAACTTTAGATCAATTGCTCTTAGGTCATTTGAGATTGAATAATGGAGAAATATTTAAAAGTTAAATCTGATGTTTCTCTTGTAAGAGATATGGATTCTCATGCAATTGTTAATCAAAATAAAAGTGAATATGATAAATTTATTAAATTATCTCAGAAAAAATACGAAGAAAAGAAAAAATTTGACACTATGCGTAGTGATTTAGACTCTTTAAAACAAGATATGAATGAGATTAAAACTCTTCTTTTAAATTTTATGGATAAATGATTTATAAATATTCCAAGATAGATTCTAATTAGTTAAATAATGGCAGCATATATCAGTAACATAGTAATCGATGCTGGAGCTGATTTTGATCAAACTTTTAATTTAGAAAGTTCATCAAACGCACCACTAGATCTAAGTGGTTACACTGCAACTTCCAAATTAAAAAAGCACCCTGCCTCTTTAAATGACAAAGCAACATTTACGGTTTCATTTCCGAACCGTGCACAAGGAGTATTGAGAATATCTTTGGGATCTTCTATAACGTCTGCTTTAAAAGCAGGTAGATACAGTTATGATGTATTATTAAATGATGGTTCTTTAAAAACAAGAATTGTTAGTGGAAGTGCGATTGTTACTGCTGGAGTTACTACAGGTTAATCAACATGGCTGACATAAAAGTTAGAGTCGGATCAAGAAATGCCAATAAAGTTATATCTACCTTATCTGGTAGTGGTGGAACTCTAGGTGGGTTATCAGACGTAGACATATCTGGTGGTCTACAAGATGGAATGGTCTTGGTTTTTAATGCAGCAACGAGTAAATTTGAAGCAACTTTAGAATTAACACCAGGAGCAACACAAAATTTAAACATTAATGGGGGAAGTTTTTAAATGGCCAGCATAATACGAGTAAAAAGATCGACTGGCAATGCTGCTCCGTCAACTATAAACTACGGTGAACTTGCGGTCACGATTGCAAATGGAACACAGGGAAATAAGGGTGGGAGATTATTTGTTGGAGACAATACAAATCCAGATCCAGATCCGATAGTTATTGGTGGTAAGTATTACACTGATATGATGCAAAATACACCAGGTACAGTCGCTGGTGGTGCAAATGCTAATGCTGGTACGTTAGCTAATGGTTTCATACCAATTCTTGATAGAGAAAGTTCAGGACATCCAGGTGGAAGTGCTACAGGTTTTGGTGAAGTTAGTGGTGCTGTGGCAAATATGCCAAGAGTTAATCAATGGAACGTAGACAATCTAACACTAGATGGAAATACAATAGCCTCAAATAATGTAGATGGAGATATTAAATTCGTAACTAATGGTGCAGGTCAAGTTATTATTAATGATGACACTAAGTTAACATTTGGTACAAGTGAAGATGCAAGTATAGAGTATGATGAAAATGGAACTGATAAAGTTCAAGTCACTGGTGCAACATGGGTTTATAATACGCAAGTTGAAATGTTTGGTGGATTTAATGTTGATAACGTTGGAATTTCATCCAATGTTATAAGAACTAGATCTGGTGGTGGAAACACTTTATTCATTGATCCTTACCCAGATGGTTTAGATAGTGATGGAATGGTTATCATCAAAGGTAGTTTACAAGTAGATGGAACAACAACCACTGTTAACTCTACTAATGCAACTTTAAATGATCCAATAATGAATATTGGTGATGTATCCAGTAAAAGAACTGTTACCTCTACAGTTGGATCTGGTGTATCAGCAATTACTTTAGATTCTGTTGTTGGTATTAATACTGGTGACGTTATAACTGGTAGTAATTCATTACCAGGTGCTGGAACTACCACAATTAATTCTTACACCACACAACCAGGTGGAACTGGAATCGGAACAATTTTTATTGATGGCCAAACAACTGCTGGTATATTAACAACTACACAATTAACAATTACTCACGGATTTGATACAAATACTGATCGTGGTATTTCTTTTAATTACAATACTGGAACTGGAGTAGCAAATAACAAAACTGGATTTTTTGGTTATAATGATAGTACAGGTGAGAGTAGTAATGCACCTGAAAGATCTTTCACATATATTCCTGATGCAACCATCACTGGTAACGTTTTAAGTGGTACAAAAGGTTTCCTAGATATAAAAGGAATATACTTCCAAAGTGGAGATTATTCAACAGCTGGTAACGGAATCATCTATTTTGATACTACTGGTAAAATGGTTGGTGCTGCTGGTACAACTGCTGGCATATCCACCTCAAACTTTATACTCACAACGGATGCCAGTGGCATACCGAAGTGGACAACAACAATTGATGGAGGTCAATTCTAAACTATGAACAGTGAAGTTGATGTGAATATTTTGATTAATCATTACCATAAGAAATTATCAACATTAGTTAATCAAAATATATTATTAGAAGCAAAAATGGAATCCATGACAAAGGATTACATGGATCTGAAGCAAAAATTTGATGAATTACAGAGTCCTAAAAGAGGAATTAAAAAATGAGTAAGCCATCCACAAGGCAAGGATTAATAGACTACTGCTTAAGAAAATTAGGTTATCCTGTGCTGGAAATTAATGTGGATGATGATCAAATTGATGATTTAATTGATGATGCTATTCAATACTTTCAAGAACGTCATTTTGATGGTATTGAGAGAATGTTATTAAAACACAAAGTAACTAAAGAAAATAAAGAAACTCTAACAACTGGAGTTACTACCACTACTGCTAATTCTACAGTTGGTATAACCACTACCACATTTGAAGAGTCACAAAATTTTATACAGTTGCCTGATCATGTGCTAGGTGTAGAAAGAGTTCTTAAAATAGATAATAGCACTATATCAAGTGGTTTATTTAATATTAAGTATCAAATATTTTTAAATGACCTTTACTATTATGGTGCACTTGATTTATTAAATTATACAATGACAAAGACTTATCTTGAAGATTTAAGTCGTATCATTACACCAGACACACAAATAAGATTTAACAAGAAGCAAGGAAGATTATATTTAGATATTGATTTTCAACAGATGTCTGATGATACTTTTATAATTATTGATGGTTATCGTCTTTTAGATCCAGCAGATGTAAGTAAAATATACAATGATTTTTGGTTAAAGAAATATGCAACAGCATTAATCAAAAAACAATGGGGAATGAATTTAATAAAATTCCAAGGTGTAATGTTACCTGGTGGTGTTGCATTGAATGGTAGAGAAATATATGAAGATGCAATTAGAGAACTAGAAGAACTAGAAAACACACTCAAAACAGAATACGAATTACCACCTCTTGACTTTATAGGATGATATTATGCCACTTTCTCCGTATTTTTTACAAGGATCTTCGAGTGAACAAAGATTAGTTCAAGATCTCATAAATGAGCAATTAAAAATTTATGGTCAAGATGTAGTTTATCTTCCTCGTAAAATTATAAACAAAAAAACAATTATGAAGGAGGTTGTGGCCTCTACTTTTGATGATGCTTATCGTATGGAAGCATATCTTTTAAATTATCAAGGATTTGAGGGTAACGGAGATATTTTACAAAAATTCGGAGTTCAAACTACAGACGCAGTGACGTTTGTTATATCAAAAGAAAGATACGAAGATTTTATAAGTCCATTTTTAACTGGAGAAAGTGATGTAGAGCTTGCAACAAGGCCAGAAGAAGGAGATTTAATTTATTTCCCTCTTGATAACACCATGTTTGAAATTAAGTATGTTGAGGGTAAAAAACCATTTTACCAATTGAATAACCTTTATGTTTACACTTTAAGTTGTGAGGTAATGGATTATGCTCTTGATGAGAATATTGACACTGGACTTGAAGAAGTTGATAAAGCAGCAGTTGAATTTGGATTCACAACAAGATTAAGTATGGTGAGTATCGCTGCATCAACAGCAACAGCAACAGTTCAATTGTCTAAAGATGCAGGTAATACTAACATTGGTAAGGGTGTTGCATTCATTGATTTAATTAATGATGGAACAGGATATACACTACCACCACTAATTGGTATTTCATCAGCACCAAGTCAAGGTATTAATGCAACTGCTGTTGCAATTATGACAAGTCGAACTGGTCAAAATGGTCAGTCTATAGATCGTATTGAACTAACAAATCCTGGTTTTGCTTATACAACACCTCCAACAATTACAATTCGAAGTCAAAATGCATTTGGAACTGGTGCTGCAGCAACTGCAGTCATAGCAGAAGGAACAATATCAACACCAACCATTACTAATCCAGGTGCAAGTTATAGTGTAGTTCCTAAAGTTTCTATTAATCCTGTTGGACTTGATACAAATATTGGAATCGGATCAACTGCAAAGGCAGTGGCAATAATCAATACTCTTGGTCAACTTGCCTCAATTAGATATACCTTTGCAGGTGTTGGATATACTGCAACACCAACAGTAACTATTGATCCACCAGTAAAAGCAGGTATCTCTAGTGGTAATTATCTCTTTAAGGAAGTAGTTAGAGGAGTTTCAACAGGAACAACGGCTATCGTTGCTAATTGGGATTCTGATGATAGAATACTCAAAGTTACAAATGTTGGTGGTGTAGGATTTGCTGTCGGTGAATCAGTCGTTGGTATTGGAACTACTCTATTAGGATCAGACTCAGAATATGTTGTTAGAAGTGTTTCCGATCAAGATGAGTATGATTTATACAACGAAAATATTACAGTAGAATCAGAGGCAGACTCAATTATTGACTTTTCTGAAGACAATCCGTTCGGTGATTTCTAAATAGTTTGGATAAGTCCTGTTTAAGATATGTTAGGAACCTATTATTACCATGAAATAATCAGAAGGACTATTATAGCCTTTGGTACTCTTTTTAATGAAATCGATATTAAACATCAGACTGCTGCAGGTGGAGCATTTTCAACTGTAAGAGTTCCAATTGCTTATGGCCCAACAGAAAAGTTCTTGGCAAGATTAGAACAGAAACCAGATTTGAGAAAGAGAGTCGCAATAACTTTACCTCGTTTAGCATTTGAAATGGATGGGATATCATATGATCCAGCAAGAAAAGTCTCTACAATGCAAACTTTTAAAGCATTTACAAAAGATGGTTCAAAGAGTGCAAGAAAAGTATTCATGCCAGTTCCATATAATTTAAGTTTTAAGTTATATGCAATGACTCAATATAATGAGGATTCACTTCAAATTATTGAACAAATATTACCATACTTCCAACCATCATTTAATTTAACTGTAGATTTAGTTAAAGCAATTGGCGAAAAAAGAGATATACCAATGGTACTAGACAGTGTTACCTTTGATGATAATTATGATAGTGGTTTTGAGCAGAAAAGAGTTATAACACACACATTAGGATTTACAGCAAAAACTTACTTGTTTGGCCCAGTATCAGATTCTGGTTCAGGTCTTATTAAGAAAGTTCAGGTTGATTATCATACAAGTGCTAATACTAAAACTGCATCAAGATCTAAGAGATATGTTGCAACACCAAGGGCACTCAAGGATTATAATGATGATGCAGTAACAACACTTGCAGAAGATATAACAAGAACACAGAAGAAATTCTTAGTTCAAGATACATCAAGTTTAGTTGTAGATACTTACATTGCTATCGGTGATGAACTTATGTTTATCAAAGAAATTGACGGTAATAATATTACAGTAAAACGTGGTGAAGATGGAACAACTATAGATACTCATATAAACGGTGATGTAATTGACGCAGTTAATGCTCAAGATGATGCACTTGTTGAAGTTGGTGATGACTTTGGATTTAGTGAACAAAGGTTTGATTTACCAGACTTTAGAACATATAGTCCTACAAAAGGAGTTGATGTATGAGTAAGTTCGATGAAATAGATGAGTTTTTGGATATAGAAGCAGTTGATGATTCAAAAAATAATCAAATTGAAGAAGTAAATAAAAAAGATGATCCAACTCTTGATTATGAATACTCAAGAGGTAACTTATATTCTTTAATTGAAAAAGGACAAGAAGCACTTAATGGTATTCTTGAAGTAGCACAGGGTAGTGACCATCCGAGAGCATACGAAGTTGCAGGACAATTAATTAAAAGTGTTGGAGATACAACTGATAAGTTGATTGATTTACAATCAAAAATGAAAGAGTTGAATAAAGAAGAAAAAGATTCACCAAAAACAGTTAATAATGCATTGTTTGTTGGTTCTACTTCCGAACTTTCAAAGTTATTGAAGAAGGGAGTTCTAAATAATAATGTGGAAAAGGAAGAAGAATGAAATCATTTAAAGAATTTTTACAAGAAAGTAGTTTAACAAGACTGAAGAGTAAGTCAGATAAAGGTGGTATGGCTATTCTTTCTGGAAGTCGTGGTGATAAATCTGCAAAAGAAAATCGTGCAAGAGCAAAGCAGTTAGATAAAGACATTCGTGGTAAGTTTGGAAAGGGTGCAACAAAAGTAACTGGAAAATATCTAGAAAAAGATGAAAAAACTGGACAAGAAAAGAAAGTAAAGGAAAGAAGTCACGTTGTAACTTCTGGAAAGATGGGTAAGAGAAAGTTTAAAAAAGCAGTCAAAGCACTTGGTAAAAAATATGATCAGGATGCAGTCATCACACAAACAAAAGGTGGTGGAGGTGCTACACTAAAAAGAACTCGTAAGGGTGGATTACCAAAAAGAAATATACCTATTGGTAAGATGAAACCTCAAGGTAGAAATCCAGAGGCAGAAACTCAAATTAAGGGTAAGACATTTACTTATGAATCTTATCTTCGTGTTCAAGAAAGAGGTAAAACATACACAATAGTTCTTAGTTGGAAAGGTAAATTGATTACAACTCAGATGTTCATACCTTCATTTAAAAGACCAACAAAAGCAGAAATGACAGTAGAAATTCAAAAGGTATATCCAACAGCAATTGTAATGTACTTCAATCCATCAATGGTAGATCCAACAAAACCGATGTTGTTTGCTGGACAAGAAACGTAAGTTGTCATGAGTGAAATTTATCTTGGTAATCCTAATCTAAAAAAAGCAAATACACAAATTCAATTTTCTGCAGAGCAGATTGAAGAGTTTTTAAAGTGCAAAAACAATCCCGTATACTTTGCACAGAAATATGTAAAGATCGTATCTCTTGATGAGGGATTAGTTCCGTTCAAACCATATAAGTTTCAAGAAAAATTAATTAAAAGATTTCATAAGAATCGTTTTAATATATGCAAGATGCCTCGTCAGACTGGTAAGTCAACGACTGTGGTTTCATATTTGCTTCATTATGCTGTTTTTAATGATAGTGTAAATATTGGTATACTAGCAAACAAAGCTGCAACTGCAAGAGAATTGTTAGGAAGATTGCAGACTGCATATGAGAATCTTCCAAAGTGGATGCAACAGGGTGTGTTGGTATGGAACCGTGGATCACTGGAGTTAGAAAATGGATCAAAAATACTGGCAGCATCTACCTCTGCATCTGCAGTTAGAGGTATGTCTTTCAACATTCTTTTTCTGGATGAATTTGCCTTTGTTCCTAATCATATTGCTGACTCGTTCTTTGCCTCTGTATATCCTACTATCACTTCTGGTAAAAAAACCAAAGTCATCATAGTTTCTACTCCACATGGTATGAATCATTTCTACCGATTGTGGCATGATGCAGAAAGAGGAAAAAATGAATATACACCGACTGATGTTCACTGGTCTGAAGTACCAGGTAGAAATGCAAAGTGGAAAAAACAAACGATAGCAAACACATCAGAACAGCAATTTAAAATTGAGTTTGAGTGTGAGTTCTTAGGATCTATTGATACTTTAATTGCACCAAGTAAACTTAAATCTTTAGTGTATGAAAATCCAATACAACAAAATGCAGGATTGGATATTTACATCCCTCCAGAAAAAGACCATGATTACTTAATGACGGTTGATGTTGCACGAGGAGTTGGTGAAGATTATTCCGCATTTGTTTTGACCGATATTACTGAGTTTCCACATAAAGTTGTGGCTAAATATCGAAACAACGAAATCAAACCAATGTTATTTCCAAATATCATATATGAAGTAGCAACAAATTATAATCAATCTTTTATCCTATGTGAAGTAAATGATATCGGAGACCAAATAGCATCAATATTAAATTTTGATTTAGAATATGAAAATTTACTAATGTGCTCCATGAGAGGTCGTGCTGGTCAAATTGTAGGACAGGGATTTAGTGGAAAGAAAACTCAACTTGGAGTTAAAATGTCAAAGACGGTCAAAAAGGTTGGTGCATTAAACCTCAAGACTATGATAGAGGAAAATAAACTTTTATTTAAAGATTACAATATAATATCTGAACTCACCACATTTATATCAAAAAGTAATTCATTTGAGGCTGAAGAAGGATGTAATGATGATTTAGCAATGTGCCTTGTAATATACGCATGGTTAGTTGCACAAGATTATTTTAAAGAACTTACAGATCAAGACGTAAGAAAAAGATTATATGAAGAACAAAAAAATCAAATTGAACAAGATATGGCACCTTTTGGTTTTATATCTGATGGGTTGGATGACGGTAGTTTTGTAGATAATGAGGGAGATACTTGGCACGTTGATGAGTATGGAGATCGTTCTTATATGTGGGAGTATCGGTAATGAAGAATCCATTTAAGCATGCTAAATTGAAAAGATTACTATCAAAATCATTTCCAAAAAAGAAAATAACTATCATAGATAACAAAGACGGATCACAAACAATCTTTATACTTTGATGGATAAGAACGAAGAGTTTGGTTTTACTCTTGAACATTTACTCTTTCAGGAAAGAAAATGTAGAGTTTGTGGAGAAACAAAAGATTTAGTAAATGAGTTTTATCTAATTCGTAAAAACAAAAGAAACTTTCCATCTGGGTATTCTTATGAATGTAAGATATGCACAGTCAAAAGAATTTTAAAAAATCGAAAGAAAAGTAAGGTATCAACTGAATGGTCATATCCAGACTGGTAATGTTCATGCATTGTTTCCCCAATGTAAAAGTAGCAAATAATAAATACTTTTAGTAAAATTGAATCTTTTATAAAGAGGGAAAGACATGTCGCTTAACTTAGTATCTCCTGGAGTCAAGGTAAGAGAAGTTGACTTGACTATCGGTAATATATCTGGAGCACAAGAACAGGTCGGAGCGATTGCTGGCCCATTTGAAAAAGGCCCCATTGATGTACCGTTGTTAATAGAAAATGAGCAAGATCTTATAGCAACTTACGGAAAACCATTAGACACAGACGGACAATTTGAATATTGGATGACTGCATCATCATACCTTTCATATGGTGGTACACTAAGAGTTTTAAGATCCGATAGTTCAAATTTAAATAACGCAAACGCAGGTGTTAGTGCTGAATCAGTAACTACAAAAATTAAATCATATGATGAGTATAATTCAAATACTTATAGCACTTTTTATTATGCAGCAAGAAACCCTGGTACATGGGGTAATGGATTAAAGGTATTCACGATTGACCATTTTGCTGATCAAGTTATTAGTGGAATCAGTACAGGTGATATTTCAGTTGGAATGGGTGTAACCCAATCAATATCTGGAAGAATTCGA